GCCGCCTTTTCGGCTCAGGGTTAACACTGAGCTCTGCTCTACGAGCCAGAATTGCGGATGCGATCTTCGGATCATTGGCCCAGCGCGAACCAGCTGCAGCAGCCGTCGAGGGCTTACTGCCCGCGGCTTCCGCTGCTTCTTTGTTGGACGCGCCCCGGGCCTTAGCGTCAACAAACTGTCGCTGTTTGTCTGTTAACACCATTAACAAAAACCTTTAGGGGGGAGAAAAATGTCTACGTGGGGTCGGAGGCGGTCTAGCTAGATGAGAATCCCTAGCTTTTGACCCCCCTACCCCTTCGCGGCACGTCACTGGCGTGCCGCTAGGTCGCCGTCCGCGGGGTTTCGACGATCCGCTGACGCCTCAGCCACCCAGTCCCGCCGCCTCCTCGGCCTGCTTGACGGAGTCATGGCACGGCTTACAGAGGCTCTGCCAGTTGGTCTCATCCCAGAAGAGAGCCATGTCTCCGCGGTGAGCAACGATGTGGTCGACAATCCTGGCGGCAGTTGTGCGGCCGTTCCGCTCGCAATAGACGCAAAGCGGGTTGTCGCGCAGGTACCGCTCTCGGGCTTGCTGCCACTTGTAGCCATAGCCGCGCTGGGAGCTGGTCATGCCGCTTCGCCAACTGCCGGGGCTCACCACCTTGACCCGAGAGCCTGCGCTCTCCTTGATGCGGGAGCCCAAGGTCTTGAGCCTGGCCATCACTGCGTCACTCTGTTGAGCGCCTCGTCGGCCTTGTCGGCTGCCTGGGTCGCGGTGGTTGCTGCCTTCGATGCCTTGGTCGCGGCACTCTCGGCCTTGCTGGTCAGCTCGTCCAGGCGCTGGTCACGCTCAGCCATCGCGGCATCGTAGGCCTGGCGGATCTCGTTCACCTGGTGGGCCTGAATGCTGACCATGGCCCAGTAGGCAGTCTGCCATCCCAGCACCGCGCCGCCGGTAATAAGCACAGCGGCAATCAGCCAGACCTCTACCCGTCGCCACCAGCGGCGAGCGATGAATTCCAACGCGCATTTGTCCATCAATGGCCACCTCCAAGCTGGGCTCGAAGCCGCGAGATCTCTTCACTCTGGGTCGTGACCTTCTCGGTCAACTGCTCTACCTGCCTGGTTAGCGCGAGGATGTTGCCCTCCAGGCGGCCAACAGATATGGCCAGATCGTTGCGCTCCTTTGCGAACTGATCAGCACGGGCCTCTGCCAGTTTGCGAGCTTCACGTTCAGAGTCGAGCAGTTCATTCAGGCGCCGGACGGTGCCAATATCGGCGTTGTCCATGGCTCGGTCGGCGGCATCCTTCGAAAGGAACTTGCGCAGCCAAAGGAAGCCACCCAGCAATACAGTGCCCGTTCCGCCCAGCCAGGTGGCTGTGCCTGGGCCGAGATCGGTCGGGTCCATCAGTCGCTCCATTTGAATTGTGGGGTACGTCCCCTGGCGCGTCGCTTGTACCGAAGAAGCTTTCGAAGGTGCCTCACTCGCACGGGGCGAATCCTCGCGTCTTCGTGTGGCTCCATGCGAACGAGCAGATAGTGCGTCTCGTCAATGAGGTTTGAGAGGTACACATGTCGCCGGTAGTAGTCTCGGATGGCGTTCATTTCGAGCGTCCAGAAACGAAAAAGCCCCGCCAAGTGCCGAGGCTTCGTGAAAGCTGATAGTTAACAGCAGCGTGGATTACGCCCTCTGGATTCGGATTAGGTAGCCCGTCTCGACGACCTCAACACTGACCCGCTCGGGACTGAAATAATCATAAAGACCAAGCTGCACGCCCTTACCAATCAGCTTGGCGCGCTCAGGGTGATCATCACCACTGCTGACGTGAGTCTCAAAAGGCTCGCTCGATTTGACATCAGCAAATTCCCTTGTCGCCATATTCTGAAGGGCATCAACCATACGATTGATTTCCTGCTCAGTTGTTAAATCCATCACTCATTCCCTTTTCGGATAAAGGACGGATGATTTCACATCTGGCAGATAGCAAAAAGCCCAGCACAATGGCCGGGCCTCTGTGCCACTCCTCAACAACGCGCAGGAATGACAGGATGGGGATAATTTCGCTCAGTCGCTCACTGATGTCAACAGGCAATCATGCAGCTTCTTTATTCAGCAGACCCTCAGCCTCCAATATCACCCGCACTTCAGCCAGCGCGTCTTCGATCATCCCGTCGAGCTTCTCGTTTATTTCAAGCCTCCAGCGACGGCGCGTCGACTCCGGCGTGGCATCAAGATCCCAGGTATTCATATCGTAGAAGCTGTCCGGCAGGATGATCACATCCTCTTCGAGCGCTTCGACACGCTTCTTAGCTGCCTTGCCGGCAGCCACGGCAGCAACCACAGTGACTGCAACACGCCAAGCCGATGCGTCCAGCGGGATCTCGACCGAGACAGGCTGCGGCGCTTTCCGGCGTGCGCCCTTGAGCTTTGGGATGGCCCAGGCTGTCACGGCCTTGTAGATGAACAGTGCCGGTGCCGGGCTCGCAATCAGTGGTCGGATCAGCGTGATCGCCTGCACCTTTTTCGCCTTATTGGTGCTGTATTTTGCTACCAGGGCATCCCAGTGCCGCCCCTTGAGCATGTGATGCAGGCGCGCAGACAGCCAGTAATCGACCTGGGTACGGTCGATGCCGTCCGACCGCCCACCCAATGAAGCCAAGCATCCACCCTCCTCTTCAGCCGATTTGTACAGCTTCTGCCAGGCCTGGGCCTTCGCCGATCCCTTCTCGCCCGCCGCCAGAGCGGCAACCACTGCACCCGATACGCTGCTGTAAACCATGTCCTTCCCCCTCAATCCCCGGTGTAGTTGGTGCCGCCGGCGCCGCGCCGGTTGCTTCCCTGATATGTAGCCTCAGGCCCGGATGCCTGAGGGTTCTTCAACTGCTCGATCTGCCGGAGCGCTGCCCGGAGCCTCATGCTGAGCTGGGTCACCAGTTCATCCATGGGCAGAGCCTCGCCGGTTGCGGCCGCCACAAAGCCCGAGGCGTTGCAGTGGTCGCATGGCAGTTCGTGAAACACACCCTGAGTGACCGCTCTCCCACGGCACAAAGGGCACTTGTCCAGCTGGATCACGGCCTTCTTGAAGTCTGGGCCGTGCTTCTTCATCAGCCGACCACCTTCAGCCCTTGGGCGCGCAGCGACTTTTCAGCCACCTCGCGCGCCCACTGCCCATCAGGGTCACCCATGATCAATTCGAAAGGGTTCCTGATACGCAGCGATTCGCGAGAGGCCTGCCAGATCAGGAAATAGATCGGGTAAGGGTGAATCAGCTGGCTCTCGCACCACGCAGCGAAGTCCGGATAGGCAGGATGGGCGGTGATCGACTGCTTGAGCACCGAAGGAAGGTCGTTGCGCATCTTGTCGCCGCTGCTCATTTCGAATCCTCGCTTATGGTGGATACCGGAAGTCCGTCGAAACCCGCACGCTCTGCGGCCTTGCAGAGAATCCATGAATCCGTTGATCTATCACCGGTCAAGCCGTGAACCGAGGCGAAACCCTTCTGATCAAGGTGGGCGTGCCACTTCTCCAGCGCCTCACGCTTGCGAGCCATGACGTCGGACTGGATGTACACCTTCACGTTGTGGCCCATGGCATGGTTGATCAGCAGCTCACCCACCAGGTGGTCGACGCCCAGGTCAGCCCAACCGGTGCGGGCCAGCTTGCGCAGGTCGTGGCTGGTCCACTCGCCCTGCCCCATAACGGTGAACACGGCGGATGCCTTGGCCTCGCTCATGGGCTTGCCCTGGCGCCCCGGGAACAGAAACTCGCCGTCGTAGCCTTCGTTGCGCTGGATCTCGCGGTAGGCCATCAGCAGGAAACGCACCTGGTCGGTCAGTGGCAGACGGTGCTGCACGCTGGTCTTGGTGTGCTCGGCGGGAATAAACCACTCTCGCTCGGCCAGGCTGATATGGCTCCAGCGGGCCAGGCGGGTTTCGCCCAGTCGGGTGCCGTGGCACAGCATCATCAGGGCCAGCACGCCATGCTGCGGCCGGTTGGCCAGGGTGCTCTTCATGCGGGCCATCAGGTCTTCGAGGTGCACAACACGCAGTCGCGACGGCTTGACCTTGACCTTGGCCTTGGAGAAATCACCAAAGCGAATGCCGGCCATGGGGTTCGAGCTGATCTTGCCGAGCTTGCGAGCCTGCCGGAAAGCCAAGGCCAGCAATTGGAACACGAGGCGCACGTAGTCGATCGACAACGACTCTTGCAGCGGCCACATCAGCTCACGGTCGAGCAGCGCCTTGTCGATCTGGGCCAGCGGGATCTGGCTGAGGCGCGGCACCAGATGCTGCTT